TGATCGGAACAGTTAATCCTTTAACCCCCATAACGCTTAACAGGTCTTCCGGATACACTACACAGGCGGACGGAGTACGTACTCCAGCATACGATGTGTTTAATGGCCGGGTGCAGATACAAGCTCTATCTGGGTCAGACCTAAAGCAGGTATCAGGGTTGAACATACAAGGAGTTATGCGCGCTGCCTATCTCAAAGGGGACTGGCAGGGGTCTGTCCGTGCGGGTCAAAAAGGCGGGGATACCGTGGTATGGGACGGCTCCAATTGGCTCGTTGTACACGTACTAGAAACATGGCCTGACTGGTGCAAGGTGGTGCTATGCCTGCAACTGTAAGCATTACTCGCTCGGGGGTAATGACCGCGTTACGGGCGTTCCTTTTGGGGGTATTGAGTTCCACCGTGGAGGTAGTCCAAGGACAAGTCAACCGTGTCCCAGAGCCTATCGGCACGGATTTTGTGGTCATGACGGACATTCGGTCACAACGTCTGGCATGGAACATTGAAACGTTCCAAAACGCCACTCAAACACTGGACCACCTGGAACCGGTGCAGTTAACCATCCAGTTGGATATACACGGTCCTAATGGGGCGGATAACACGCGTATTATAGAGATGCTATTTCGGTCTCCATACGGGTGTGATCAGTTTCCAGCGGGCATCCAGCCATTGTACACGGCGGACCCGATACAGACCCCCTACGAGAATGGAGAACAGCAGATAGAGCAACGCTGGACTTTAGATGTTTTGTTGCAGTATAATCCCGTCGTTACAACCTCAATGCAGTCCGCGACATCTCTTGATCTCGGCATTGTCGATGTTGACGCCACAATCCCAGCTTAGGATGACACATAATGGCAGCTATACCAGCATCAGCAATTGTTAATATCCAGCCGGGCGTAGTCGGCACCGGTGGCAGACCCATCTCCCTAAACGGGGTGCTTGTCTCGCAGTCCCTCGCATTGCCAACCAACGGAGTTGTATCTTTTGCATCCGTGACCGCGGTGCAGGCATACTTCGGGATCGGGAGTACGGAGGCCACCCTAGCGGGGTACTACTTCGGTGGGTTTTCCAACTCTACCATCACCCCGGGCACTCTCTACGTGGCCCCGTACAACCTAGCGGATCGCGCAGCATTTGCTCGCGGGGGCTCGTTGTCCGGCATGACTCTTACGCAGTTGCAAGCCATCACGGGGACTTTGAGCATCACTATCGATGGCTCTGTTAAAACAGCAGCCTCATTAAATCTCTCCGCAGCCACGAGTTTTTCCAATGCCGCAACGATCATAGGTACCGCGTTGTCACTGTCTGGGGGCCAAACATGCGCCTATAACAGCACTTTCAGCGCTTTTGTGATCACATCGGGCACTTCCGGCGCATCGTCCACGATTACCGTTGCTACAGGTACTACCTCCGCGGCTCTCGCTCTAACCGTTGCCACCGGCGTAACACTTAGCCAAGGTGATTTAGCCGACACCCCGTCTACGGCAATGAACACGGTTGTTGCGTCCACCCAAAATTGGGCGACGTACACGACCACGTGGGAACCGATCACAGCGGACAAATTATCGTTCGGATTATGGACTTCCCAAAGTAACCAGCGGTACACGTACATTGCATGGGACACGGATGCTAACGCAATCGTAGCTAACGCTTCCACGACTTTCGGCGCTCAAGTTTTTGCCGCGGCGTATGATGGAGTTGTACCGATTTACCGGGATGTTAACGTAGCGGCGTTCTTGATGGGCGCGGTTGCTTCGGTCGATTTCACGCGAACCAATGCTCGCGTGACGTTCGCGTTTAAGAGTCAATCAGGTCTTACCGCCACGGTTACGGATCAGCAGCAAGCTTCCAATCTGCTGGGCAACGGCTATAATTACTACGGTGCCTACGCCACAGCCAATGACCAGTTCACGTTTCTTTATAATGGTCAGATTTCGGGCAAATGGAAGTTTATCGATCCGTATGTCGACCAGATATATCTTAACTCCCAGTTCCAGCTTGCGTTGTTATCGCTCCTTACATCGGCGGGTTCTGTGCCTTACACCCAAGCCGGTAATGACCTTATACGCGCAGCGTGCATGGACCCAATCAACCAAGGCCTCAATAGCGGTATAATTCGCGCCGGGGTACCATTGTCCGCGCAGCAAGCCGCGTTAGTAAACAGCGCTGCGGGGGCGAGCATCGATGGTGTTCTGACGGAGCGTGGTTGGTACTTGCAAATCCTGTTGGCTTCTGCACAAACGCGCGGCACCCGTAGCAGCCCCCCGATGACCTTCTGGTATACGGACGGCGGCGCGGTGCAATCGATTAACCTCGCGTCTATTGACGTACTGTAAGGGTCTATAATGGCTACGATAACCGCGCTTAACAGCGTATTCACGATTAGCGTTACGGGACTGTTCCCGGTCCCTCAGCAGTTGCAAGGGTACTCGGTGGAGGATGCGTTCTCGACTGATGCAGTTGATGTGGCGGAGGTACAGATGGGGGTGGACGGTAGAATGTCCGCCGGCTTCTTGCCGTTTGTTACCAAGACCACTATCAATTTGCAAGCGGATAGCGCCAGCCGTGTAATGTTCGACACGTGGTTGGCCAGCCAAAAGGCCATACGCGAATTGTACTTCTGCAACGGCTCCATCACGCTGCCCGCCATCTCGCGTACATATGCTCTAACCCGCGGTGTGTTGACTCAGGTTAAACAGATTTCAGACGCCAAAAAGGTTTTGCAACCCTGCGCATACGTGATAACATGGGAATCTGTCAGTCCTTCGGTTTTATAATCTCCTGTGGTATACTTTGGACCTACTGTTAATCGGTAGGTCTCTTTTTTTTACCCCAACATCTTGAGGTCCACAATGCGTAAGGTGTCCACCGTTACGATTACCGCAGATGGTCGAGACAAAAACAAAGTTTTCCAGATCACGGAAATGTCAGCCTACCAAGCCGAATGTTGGGCTATCCGAGTGTTCTTATCAATAGCCAAAACCGGAATTGAGTTGCCGGAGGGAGTTGCAGAGGGCGGTATGGCGGGAATCGCCGCGGTGGGCATTAAGGCCTTAACTATGATCCCCTGGGCAGATGCCGAGCCGTTATTAATCGAGATGATGGGGTGTGTACGTATTATCCCCGATCCCTCTCGTCCGTCCGTCATACGCGATTTAATCGATGACGATATAGAGGAAGTAGCAACCCGATTGCGGCTTAAGATGGACGTTTTCGGGCTTCACACGGGTTTTTCCATGGCCGGACTTCCCCAGACTACAGCAGGGACAGGTTCGGCCACGGGGACTACCGCTGCGTAGAGTGTGTTAATATCCCACGTATCATCTATGTGCTGGTAACGGGTAAAGTAACCACACTTAGCGAGTTGCAAACAGTGTATAGCGTTGAAGACGCGTATAACCTACTAGAGATGGACACCGTAGCTAAGTATAACGAGGCGATCTTACGTGGCGACAATAGTTGATGAGTTAGTCGTAAAGCTGGGTTTAGATGGCTCCGGATTCCTCTCCGGGGCTAAAACCGCTTCTGCGAGTACGGATAAGCTAAAAAAAGATATACAAAACAAAGCTAAAGATATGTCGGAAGCGGGTAAAACTGCTTCTGAGTTTTTTAAGCAGCTATCCACCGCGGCTACACAATTTTTCGCGGTCATAGGTTCCGCAGTCGCCATCAAAAACATGATCGAAGACACTGTGGCGGCGTCTACAGCCATACAGCGTCTGTCCCAAAATCTTAATCAATCCGCCGAAGACATCAATGCTTGGGGTAACGCCGCTCAGATGGGGGGCGGCACCGCCGAAGATGCTCAACGTACATTTGAGATGCTAACCCGGTCTCTGGAACAGTTCAGTCTTACCGGGGAGAGTCAACTCTTGCCGTACCTACGTTCTATTGGTGCGGAGATGGTTGGGGTTGATGGTCATGCTAAAGCTACTGGCGATTTCCTCCTGGAGTTGGCCGGGAAGGTAGAAGGTTTGTCACGCCCCACCGGATTCAACCTACTGAAAAACCTCGGTATCGATGGCGGAACTATAAACATACTACTGAAGGGCAAAGCCGCCACCGAGGAACTTATCGCCAAACAAAAAGAGCAATGGCTAGTTACACAAAAGAGTGGAGAAGCGGCGTTAAAGCTTACTGAGTCTTGGATTAGGCTAAAAACGTCTCTGGGCACTGTGGCCCGGTATCTAACAGACGCCGTAACCCCCGCCATAGACGCCGTATTGGGGGCTATAAACACTATGGGGGACTGGATAGCGTCCCACGGTGACTTGGTCAAAGGGTTCTTTACCGCGCTGGCCGGGGTGTTGTTATTGGCGCTGGCCCCGTCATTGTGGGGTGTGGCGACAGCAGTTTTCGCCGTCCTTGGCCCGTTTGCGCTCATGACTGCCGCTATTTTAGCGGCGTCCGCCGCGGTGGCGCTGCTATACGAAGACTGGGTAGTGTGGACACATGGGGGCAAGGCCGCACTAGGGGATTTATTCCAGTTTTTCGCAGACGGGTGGAAAAAAGTTGTACAGGTTTTTGATAGCTCCTTGGCTCGCCTTAAGCAGGGCTGGAAGGATGTAAAAGCTTTTGTGGGCATGGAAGATACGGAACCAACCCACCCCGTGGCTAAAGCCGTTGTAGCCGCCGCCAAGGTAAATCGGGGGGCTAGAGTAACCCAAGAACTCGGGGATTTGATAGGAAGTGGGGAGGGAACGTATACCTCCATCAATCGCGGCACCAGCCACGGTAAGATATTGGGGTCGGGCAAGCAAGCCAATCTCACCGATATGACTATCGGCGGAGTGATGGCGCAACAGCGAATCCACAGTGAAGCCATGAAACGCGGTGTCCCCGGTCAGGGCCTCTTTGCGGTCGGAAAGTACCAGTTCACGCCTGACACGTTGGCTTCCGCAGTTAAAAAACTCGGCCTTAAAGAGGGGGCTAAGTTTTCTCCACAAACCCAAGACGAGTTATTCGCTGCCTCGTTGCCGCCCGAAGTATTCCAGTACTCCCAAGGAAAAGCTTCGAAGGATGCGGCCACCGAGGCGCTATCTCATATGTGGGCGTCTGTTGGAGCGCCGTCACGTAATGGCGGATCGTATTATGGGTCCGGTAATAAAGCGTCTATCAGTACTCAACAGGTAGGGTCGGTGCTAGATAACATGAAATTGGCGTATCGTAACCAAGTTGGCAAGATGTCAGCGGAACATCCCGTGGGCGGCGATAATTCTACCTCAGTACAGATAGATAGTATAAATATACACACCCAGGCTACTGATGCACCGGGCCTAGCCCGTACCATAAGCGACGCGATACGGTCACAAACTACGGTTAGCCAATCAGATGCGGGGATGTCATGAGTATTTTTCAATACCCAGGCGTTCCGCCGATGCCGTTCTCGGTCAGTCTCCCGCCGATTATCACTCAGTTGACCAGCGAGTTGTCTGCGGCTATTTGGGACGCGATTTCGGTATCCCAAACTTGGGGGATTTACAACACCGGGGGCGGGGTGCTGATCCAAGCGGATGCGGTCGTAGGAATTGATTACACCCAGAATTCTCGCGTATCGGACTTCCCCGTAGAGTCTGGGGGTTTCGCCAGTTATAATAAGGTGGCCACACCATACACCGCAACGATATCCCTAACCCGCGGGGGGAGCGAAACATTGAGATCGGAGTTTCTAACGGCGATTGATGCCCTACAGCGCGGAGTCACTCTGTTTTCCGTTGTCACGCCCACCGCGGTCTATCTTAACGCCACGTTGGAACAGTATCGATACCGTCGGCAATCCACTGGTGGAGTAGGGCTGATCACGGTTGAACTGGACGTGCGGGAAGTCAGGGAAGTATCCCCAGTGTTTACAACTACGGCTAAAGTTGCAAATCCCGCCGCAGCCGCCCCGCAAAAAACCGGCAGGGTACAGGCTACAACGGCCTCTAAACCGGTAGAGCAGTCCCTCCTAAGTAAGGTGCTGTCATGACGCAGGTTGTACCGTTACAGCCAGTCCCGTCCCAATCCATAGACGTGGTGCTCGGGAACCAAAATACTACGATTAACCTGTACGTCAAGAACCCATGCATGTTTGCGGACATCTTAGTCGACGGGGTGCCTCTTGTTACGTCTGTTATGGTGCATGACGGAGACCCGCTGGTTAGGTACCAGTACTTGGGGTTCTCCGGCGATCTCGTAATTGTGGACACCCAAGGCGCGGATGACCCTCTGTATATGGGGTTGGGCGACCGTTGGCTACTGCTGTACACCCCCGCATGAGCAGCCTAATAGATAGACGGCTAACCGTCACAATGACTCTAGGATCGGGCACCTTCAGCGGGCGGAATTCTAACACTGTCACGCTCTCCGGTCTGCGCATGGAGGCGGAGATTGACAACGCCGGTGGCCAGATGATGGGTACCGCTCGCGTCCGAGTGTGGGGCCTGAAGTCTGAGGAAATGCAGCAATTCGCGGTGTACAACTGGAAGCCGCAAGCTATTACCCGCAACTCAATATTAGTAACGGCTAATGACTCCGTTGTATTTTATGGGATCGTGCAGCGAGCACAACCTATATACGATAACATGCCGGACGTGTTTTTGTACATCGAGGCTCAGGTAGCGCATTATGACCAGTTTGCCCCCGTCCCGGCGTTAAGCTACCAGGGAGCGGCGTCGGTATCAGTTATAATGCAACAACTGGCCACCACAATGGGGATGGCATACGAAAACAACGGGGTAACCGCGGTATTGTCTAACCCGTATCTGCCGGGTACTACGCTGGAAAAAGCCCGCAATGTGGCTAAAGCCGCAGGTATTGACATGTATCTTGACAATAAGACCTTGGCTATCTGCCCCAGGGGAATGCCTAGAAACGGAGCCACCCCCGTTGTCACCCCAGCTACCGGGTTAATCAAATATCCCATGATGGACCGCAATGGGGTCACTTTCGAAGCATTATACAACCCGGCGTTACGAGCGGGGGGTCGGGTAGAGTTGCAAAGCGATTTTAAGGCGGCTAACGGGGTATGGCACATATACAGCATAGCTCAACGGGTATCGTGTTTGAAACCAGGAGGGCTGTGGATGACCATTGTACGCGCCACAGAGGGGAACAATCTTGTCATCAACCGGTGAAGTCTTTGGACAGCAGCAAGCCAACACGACTGCGGACGCGTATAACGCGCAGCTATTCATGGTCCAGCAGATGATCGGTAAGATCGCGACTTTAACATTGGTTAAGGTAGTATCTGTGACTAATGCGGGTGCTGTCACGCCGGTAGGTTTTGTAGACGTACTGCCGCTAGTCAATCAATTGGCGGGGGACGGCACATCGGTCCCCCACGGTACCGTGTACAACATCCCGTACCTCCGTGTCCAAGGAGGGGCAGACGCCATCATACTTGACCCCAAGGTGGGAGATATCGGTATTTGCGGTTTCGCCTCCCGTGACATTTCTGCGGTTAAAACGGCAAAAGGGCCCGCTAACCCCGGCTCCTTGCGTTGGCATGACATGGCGGATGGTCTGTATTGGGGGGGAGTCCTCAATGGAACCCCAAGTCAATACGTGGAATTTTCCGCGGCTGGGATCAATATCACATCGCCCACTAAAATCACGATTACCGCCCCCCTAGTGGAGGTAGATGCATCCACATCGGTGACTATAAATAGCCCTCTAACCACGATTAACGGTACGCTATCTCAAGGTACCGGTTCCGGCGGCGGCACTGCCACACTACAAGGACCGGTTACGGTTGTTAATGATCTTACCGCTCAAGGCACCAGCGTACACACGCATACTCATAGCGGCGTGCAAACAGGCGGCGGCAATACAGGAGCCCCGAATTGAAAACTCTACTGTTAGATAAAGATGCTTGGGACTTGATGGTGGATGCATCGGGCAATATCGCCGTGGCGTCCAATCCGTATGCGGTGGCCCAGAGTGTGGCTTGCGCGTGTAGATTGTTCGTCGGCGAAGCAATCTATGACATAACTCTAGGCGTCCCGTATTGGGAGGAAATCCTTGGAAAACACCCGCCTGTAGCCCTTATCCAAGCTCTGATAGTACAAGAGGCCATGAAGGTGCCGGATGTAGTGCAAGTGCGTTGCTTGCTATCCGGCTTCGAAAATCGTAATATAACAGGTCAAATCCAAATAATCGATACCCAAGGGACTGAGCTTAATGCCCATTTCTAACGTTCCCGAGCCGGTTTTTACTGCGACTGGAATAACCCTCCCCACAGACTTGGAAATCTTAGCTGGCGTACAGGCGGACATAAACGCGGCTTTCGGGGGAGGGTTGGACCAGGGCCTAAGCACGCCTCAAGGCCAACTGGCTAGCAGCCAAACGGCCATAATCAGCGATGCCAACGCCTTGTTTGCGCAGTTAGTGTCCCAGGTAAACCCGGACTATGCGGATGGGCGTATGCAAGATGCCATCGCCCGTATATACTACTTGGACCGAAAACCCGCCACCAGTACGACCGTATCCTGCGTCTGTATCGGCTTGGCAGGTGTGACCATCCCCGTAGGGGCGCAAGCGCGGGACACATCGGGGGTTGTATACGCCAGCACTGAAGGCGGTGTGATCCCAATTGGTGGGACACTGACTCTAACTTTTGCCGCGTTAACCACCGGGCCGGTCCCCTGCGCTGCAAACACTCTTACCCAGATTTATCAGGCAATCCCAGGTTGGGACACCATCAATAATCCCGCCCCTGGTATCGCAGGTACCACCGTGGAAACTCGGGCTGAGTTCGCGTTTCGCCGCCAGAATTCCGTTGCGCTAAACGCCCACGGTAGCCTGAACTCAATATACGCCGCGGTATTCGCGGTCGATGGCGTAACGGATGTTTACGCCACGGAGAACGTAACCAACGCCGCTGTTAACGTCGGCTCAACTTCGTATTCCGTGCTGCCGCATTCCCTGTACGTAGCGGTTTCCGGCGGCTTGGCGACATCCGTCGCTAGGGCTATCTGGCTAAAAAAAGATATAGGATGTGACTATAACGGCAACACCTCCGTAATTATCACGGATACTAACTACTCTCCGCCACAGCCAACATACACTGTTAAGTTTCAGACACCCGCGGCGCTACCTATAAAATTCGCGGTGCAGATCGCCACCAACCCCTCACTACCGTCCGATATTGTCGCGCGGGTTCAGGCGGCTATTATAGCGGCATTTACCGGTGCAGACGGCGGTACTCGGGCGCGTATCGGAGCAACCATATTCGCATCACGGTTTTACGCCGGGGTGGCCACAACGTCTCCTGTAGCTAACATCGTGTCAATACTGCTTGGGGCGGCAACCCCCACGCTCACGAGCCAGACGGTGGGTATTGACCAAGCCCCGACCATACAGGCGTCTGATATTGCGGTGACATTAGTATGATCGATGTGGAAGGCACCATCGCCAGCCAGTATGCCACCAGCCCGGTTCTGGTGCAATTGGTAGAGAACATGAATCAGTACTTCGATCCTCGTTCTGACTTCGATGCGTTTTATAATTTCGTGTGGAATGTGGACACCGCAGTTGGGTTCGGGCTGGATGTATGGGGGAGGATAGTTGATGTATCTAGACTACTCACTATCCCCTCATCAGAGACGAACTTCGGCTTTTTTGATGGGGTGGGGGACTACGCCCCATTCGGGCAAGCCCCGTTTTTTAACGGGTCATCTTCTTCCCAGACATTTGTGCTCGCGGATGATGCGTACCGTACCCTAATACTTGTAAAAGCGCTTGCTAACATATCCGCTACGACCCCCTCAGCGCTCAACCAACTGATTCAAAACTTGTTTGCGGGGCGGGGTCGGTGTTATACTAACGACATGGGTAGTATGGGCATGAGGTACACTTTTGAGTTTTACCTCACTCCTTACGAACTGGCCGTCTTGAACCAGAGCGGCGTACTGTCGCACCCCGCCGGGGTTAGTGTGTCTATCTTACAAGAAGACCCCACGGCGGTATTTGGTTTTGACGGTAGCGGGCTAGAACCATTCAATCAAGGGACTTTCGGATAATGTTACTCTCTCAAGTACCAACAAAAATACCCCAAGCCTTCGCGACGAACGGAGCCAAACGCACCATCCCGGAGGCGTCTCAAATTGGTATTACCGCGGGGGCCGCATCCTTAAATGATGGGTTCCCGCCGCTAACCGCAACTCCTATCGTTGCCGGCGGCATACCCCCCAATGTACAAGACGTAAACGGGATACTAAATCTTGTATCGGCAAACCTACGTTGGGCTAACGGCGGCGGCGGCGCGATTTACGATGCGGCCTTCGCAACGGACGCTAACGTTTCCGGGTATCCGCTCGGGGCTACGCTAATGCGCGCCGATGGAACCGGGTATTGGATAAATCTCACGGATGGAAATACCACAAACCCCGATACGGGCGGGGCGGGCTGGGCACCAGGGTTGAATTACGGTTCCTCCCCCGTGACCATGACCAACGCTAACGTTACCTTGACCGCATTGCAGTACTCTAAGCGCCTCATAGTTATTTCAGGTACTTTGACAACCAACGTAATTTTATTTTTCCCGCCTTTGGTCGGGCAGTGGGCCGTCCATAACACGACTACGGGTGCTTTTTCGGTTACTTGTAAAACCGCGGCGGGCGGGGGGGCGGGTACAGTACTGTCACAGGGAACTGTGACTATCGTCAACGGCAATGGTGTAGACATACTCACTGGTACGTCTACCGGACTTCGGGCAGCGACTTCGACCACTGTTCTAGCTACCAGCACTCTACCCCCCTCCGTATCCGGCGGCCATGTTGCGATTTCTAGCGCATCTGCTACTACCCAGACCCTGCCCCCTGTAAGTTCATTCGAGTCTGGGTCCAGGACATCTTTCACTAATACCGGAGCCGGAACGGCAACGCTTACACGTGCAGGATCAGATGTTATACAGGTCAACGCCACTCAGATCAACAGCATTACGTTGTTAACAGGGGATACGCTCACTTTAGAGTCCAACGGGGGGACCGTGTGGGCCGCTGTAGATGGGAGCGCGGTTCTTCAGTACTCCGGGACTTTTGTTTCAAATAACGGCGCGAATGGATACATGAGACAGCCTGGCGGCGTCATTGAACAGTGGGGGTCCGGAACCACTAACGGGTCGGGAACGTTAACAGTTACTTTTCCTATTCCATTTCCAGCTAGTTTAGTGCATTCCATCACTGCGACCGTAGTCACCACCAGCACCACAGTGCCTGTTGCCGGCGTTGGCAACATATCCGCGTCTGCTTTTGACGTTTTTGTGTCCTCGGCCAATGCGCGCACGTTTTTCTGGAAGGCGTATGGAAAATGACCACTCCGACTGTCACTGAGCTTGAAATCCTCCACATAAAAAAGTCTGTTGATAGGATAGAATGCGTCCTCAAGGAGGTACTGACGCTCACATCTCATGTCACGCTCCTTAACGAGCGTACTGAAGTGCACAGGGAGGAAACCGCCGGCATGAACGCGCGTTTAACCGCGTCCATTACCGCACTAACGGTTGGCGTTAAAGACGAACAAACTCAGCGCGAAGTAGCGGTCAAGAAGGTACACACCCGTGTAGACACGGTTTATAAGTGGGTGTATATGGTAGTCGGCGGGGGCGCTGTCGTTAGTGCCCTACTCGTGTATGCCGGGGAATCCACTCGGACACTCGTGGCGGAGGTCGTATCGTTACATGACCGTAGCCTTCGCCAGGATTACGATATAGCCCGCATCTTACAGAAGATCGACAAATGATTAAACGATTTGGGTGGCGTCTATTATGGTCAACACTGCTCTCCGTGTTGGCTTTTGGAACTATGCAGCCCCTAACCTCTCTTACGGGCGCGCCGGAAGTAGCAAGAGTACTCCCGGCCATAGCGGTTATGTACTGGGTAGAGTACGCATTATTTGTGGGCCGCGTGGTCATAAGCCCAGGTGTGGACCTGCAAATGCTAAAACGCAAAGCAGCCGAAACTTCCGAGGGCGCGGCATCCATGGCGGTGCTCACATCGGTTAATGTGTTGGTGCGGTTGATCGCCCTGTTGTGCATCGTCTATCTTGCGTGATCCTCGTAGCGGTGTGTTCCACCGCCGCGGCTAAACTCCCCGGTCAAGCCGACCAACTCTTACCCATTCTCCGCGCGGAGGCCGATAAATTCTGGCCTTCCGTTGCCCCCCGTGAATGGCTGCCGGCTCTGGTGGACCAGGAGTCGGGCTGGAAACTCAAGGCCACACTGCGCACCAAACGCGAATTAGGATGCGGCTTAGGTCAATTCACCAAGGCGTACACGGCATCCGGTGCTGTACGTTTCGACGCACTAACGGATACCAAACGTCTTGATCCTTCGCTAGCTGCGTGGTCCTGGCGAGACTGTTATAACGCCCAATTCCAACTCCGCGCAGTGGTCCTAAAATTACGTGTTAACGATAGGCAATGTAGCGTCCTCATGCACGGTGAAAAAAATACTCGTGCTTGCGATGCTGCGATGTATAATGGCGGTGGCGGATCGGTTGTAAAACGCATAAGATTGTGTAAAATGGACCGTACCTGCGATGCCCATGTGTGGGCGGGTAACTTGGAGATACAAGGGGCGACGCATGATGGCAAAGTAACCAAAGGATACGGAGAAAGTTTTTGGACGATTAACAGTAAATACCCAGGGCGCGTAGAAGCTCGGGAATTCAAATTTTTAGGGAAATGAAAATGCTTTATACTAGCTTCTTAGCGAACAACATCGTTGACCATATTTTCCGCGGTCAGACCTACGTACCCCCAACCGCCACTATGTCGGTTGGTCTGCTTACTTCCACGATGGGACCGCGTCAAAACAGTTTTGCGTACACATCCGGGGATACTATCAGTCTTACCGCCAATGACGGCAAAACCCACCTGTATGAGTGCACATCCAGCGGCACCACTGCGTCATCGCAGTCCACGCTGTACCCCGGAGTGTTCGATGAAGTAATTACAGACGGCACCGCAGATTTCACAGAACAAACTTCGGCGGCTTTACGACCCGGTACCGCGGTGGAAGCCTCCTATACCGGTTACTCCCGCACAGTAGTGGCCGCCAGTTTGGCCAATTGGGCGGGAACGCAAGGGGCGGGTACGACCGCAGCGAGTAATGGTACCAGCGTTCCGACTACCAGCAACAACGGCACCATCACAATTGGGACATCCAATACTGGTACTATCGCGTATATCTGGGCGCAAGCATTGTTTGACGTGAGTACGTCGGGTAATATGCTTACGGTTGAAGGTCTTAACACGGTTAAAACCATTAATCCTGGTGACCCCGCACCATTCTTTTCTCCCGCTGGTTTGTCTTTTTCTGTAGATAACTAACCCGCGCCGCCCTTCGGGGCGGTATTTGGAGAAAAGTATGACTACGATTATCGAAACGCGTTTAAACGCGAGTACAAGCTTGCCTTTTTCCGGGACAACGTTATCGGCTCTTGCATCCGGTACCTACGTACAAAACACTACCGCGTTCAATTGCGAGACTAATCACCCTCTAAATGTCGTGATAACTGTGACTGCCGGTACATCCAACGCTCCGGCGGGCAATAAGCGTGTAGTGGTGTTCGCACGAGAATCACAAGATGGCACCGTGTTTACTTCCGGGCCTACCACCGGCACAGATACGACTGATGAGGCTAACTTAATCCCTCTTGGGACGCTATCCACGGCTCAATCAGGCAAACAATACGTCGGGGAGTTTCGGCTTACTTCGGCTACTGACGGCACCGTCCCCTCCGCGTTTTACATCGTGCTTAAAAATGATCTCAACGTGGCGTTAACATCTGGAACCGTGACCACAACTGAGATACAGGGGCAGATTGTATGATCCTACTGCCGACGGTTTGGCACCGCCAGCCATCGCAGGTAGCCAAGTTAGATGGGTCTCACCCCGTGGTGCGCAAGGCCAAAGTGTTGTTTGACGCCCGACGCGGGTTGGTTAACTGTGTTAATGGGGAGATGTTTACTAATCCCTTTGCCTTGTCATCCGTGTCGGGGTTGGGTATTGGCGCGTCTCTTGCCACTGTATCCTCTGCGGTGAATGTAGGATGTGTGATTAACACGTATCCTTACGTTATGTTCAGTGTGTTCACGAAGCCAGCGGTCGGGGTCGGGATAAACACTTGCGGTTTGAGTCTTTCTACGAGCTTGACCCCCCTCCGTGCTATAGCACAGTTGAACGCCATCGGGACCACCCGCCGCTGGGTCCTCACCGATTTAGTAGGCAATGCGGCGGTACCCGCGGCGGCAGAGTCGGTTGCTACCGATACCGCTACCATTTGTTTTGTGCTGGTCGCCAGGAGTGCCACCAGTAGGACCATGTACGCCAATGGATTACAAGGCACAACCAGTACCGTATCAAAAACAGAGTCGTATGACACCTTCAATATAGGCGGCTACTCGGGCCTATTGGGCTGGGCCTCCGCCAGTGTATCTAATCTTATGCTGGCAGGCGTGGTATCAGACCTGCCAATGACTGACGCGGAAGCAGTAGCGTTCAGTGCCAATCCGTGGCAAATCTTCCGCGCTGTCAGCCGCCACACCGTGCTGCAATATGAGAGCGGGTACGCCTCAGAATTGGAAGATGTTGGCACCGCGGTGACTGCGATATCAACCAGTGCGACAACCGCCATACCCGTATCTGTAGCCAGATCGGCAGTAACTGCGAGATCGGTGAGTGTAACCACATCAGTACCCGTATCTGTAGCCGGATCGGCAGATACCAGCGAATCGGTGAGTGTAGTCACATCAATACTTACGTCCGCTTATTTGGGGGCCGTTACTTATACGCAGGTAGTGATGTCCACGTCTGTACTCGCGTATACATACGAAAACGCGGTTACGGGGGCGTCCTACGATGTAGTCACATCGATACCATTACTGTCGTCCAGTACCGCCGTGACCTCTACACCATCGGCGTTAGGTATCACAGTGGGGGCCGTTGGATTTGCGATTACGGATGCAGTTGGTGGTATAAACACCGGAGTCCAGTTATTCTCATCAGCGTCTGCTTCCACTGATGAATCCGCTGCGATCATATCCGAGGATGTGCTGGCTGTGGGGGCTGAAGCGGTTACTAGTGTGTACGTCAGCATAGACACTGGGGTATTGTTGTCGGCCTCTAATGGGGCCGTAACCTATACGCCGTCTGCGTTAGGTATCGTGATCGAGGCCGCAGGCAAAGCGGTAACCGATGAGTCCGCTGCGATCATATCCGAGGATGTGCTGGCGGTGGGGGCTGAAGCGGTTACTAGTGTGTTTGTCAACATAGATACGATGGTACTGCTATCTGCCTCTAATGGAGCCGTAACCTATACGCCGTCTGCGTTAGGTATCGTGATCGAAGCCGCCGGCAAAGCGGCCCCCCTGGAACACGCTGGGTTCGGAATCTCCGTGGAGGCATCCGGGGCCGCAGTTACCGATGAGTCCTCTGCGATCATATCCGAAGATGTCATGACGTCGTCTAACGGGGCCGTTACAAGTTCCTCCGTGGCCATCGTTACTGCCGTACCGATACGCGCGGCGGAAGACGTGACTGCCACTGGGGAAGCGTTCTTGACCGCATTGCGGCCTTCCCTGATCGCTAGCAGTGCGGCGGTCACAAATATGCTGGCAGTGATGGAGTCGGGAGTGCTGCTGATTTCCGCGCAATTCGCAGTACCGGAAGCCATCAACGCTGACCTACGATACGCGGCCCATCTCGTGTCTGAACACGCTGCGGTTACTTCCAGTGTGGCTAACCTGCTGCATGCCGCCATACTTAGAGTCAACGGAGCCGCAGAACCTCAGTACTCAGCAGAACGTATCGCACTGCCAATACTTGCGGTTAACCCCATTCGTGTAGTACACTCGAAACAACTTACTAGGACTATATCGTGGGTAGAGGACCGGTTTTTTTAGATTCAAAAGATATCTCGGAAATCGACGTTCTTACGTTTGATTATGAGAAGGAATTGGTGCAAGTTTCAGAATTAATCAGCACCGCGGCGGTTACTAGCGAATTTTTCGGTACTACAACTACGCCGTACCCCGATATCCTATACGGGCCGCCCCAGGTTTACAAAAACCTAGTACTGCAACAAATCCGTGGCGGCTTGGCAAACAATTCATACCACATCCGTTGCGTTATTACAACTACGGCAGGGCGGGAACTTACCCTATCCTGTGTCTTGCCTGTATCCAGGATATAAAATGCCGATTCTGTACCGCTTCGCGGCTTACGCCGTAGTTGTAATTGCCGCGTTTTTGACCGGATACATGAAAGGCCAAGCCGCCGAGCAAATCGCCCAGCTAAAGGCTACCATTACGCAAGTCGTCCTTGTACGGAAACAAGAGGCTGCTGCGGTAGCTGCGGTAGCTGCGGTCGAAAAGATTGCTGCTGTTAAAGCTGAAGCTGTACGCACTATTTACAAAACCATTACTAAAGAGGTAATAAAATATGCTCAAACCGATAATGGTCACAGTTTTGATCTCGGTCCTACTTGGATGCGCGAGCACGATGCCGCAGCCAATCCAGAGACAGTACCCGCAACCTCCGGCGGACCTCTTAACAACGCCGAAGTCCTTGCAACCATTGTGGCCAACTACGAAACCTGTAACGATTGGCGTGCCAAGTTAATCCGTTGGCAAAACTGGTACGGAGCCAGTGGGTTGGTTTCCGTACCCGATTCGTAGTTATCGCAGTACCCCCAGTAAAAACCCCAAAGTGAACTCGCACGTATGGTATGTCCAAAATACGGTTGCTACGTATCCTGCTAAGCGTGCTAAACCCATAATATCTTGACTCCTGTTAGTAGTAAAACCGGTAAAAGCACCATTAATGCGTACTTCCTGGTGGTTAGATACAGTAGCACGCACGTGAAACTTGCTGCGAAAATAAATAATTGTCCAAAAATTAGGAACTCCAAGACCGCCGTGAAAATAGTTCTAATCATTACAAATCCCTTGTATGCAGCACTGCCAGCGCACTGCAACAAAACCCGATTAAGAATGCTGCTGAGTACAGGAGTAACTCACTCATCTTCGCCTACCAAATCTGAGTAGTCATCTTCATCATCGGGGATGTATACGTCGTCACTGTCGTCCAGTTCTACCGCTACTTCTAACAAATCTGCGTCGTCCGGAACGTTTCCTGGTACACAGTCTGGGCGTACATCGATCCACTCTCCGTTGTGGTACACTTGGTACTTAACCATTTCACCCCTCCTAGTTTCAATCCGCGCCCGGCCAAATGGCTGGACGATTCTTCACTCACGTAACATTCTTCACCCATTCAGCCCCCTCACGATGGTGAACTCATAAGCTTTAGTATCCGGGTTCCACGTCACTATGTAATGCTCTGAGTAAGCGATGGACATGAGGTTAGGAGTTTCGTCCAATGCCGCAATCAGTTCTTCTCCAATTTTCTTAACTGCTTCAGTCCTAGTCATGATCGCCATCTCATCGTGGTATGTAGAAACTATACATGACTAGTAACCAAAGCGTCAACAACTATTTACGATATCTTTTAGCCCTGAATCCGCCGTTTGCGCGTATCGGCCATCCGGCGGCCCAGTCCGGCATTGTGGACATGATGGATTCAAACTCATCGATGCTGCCATACCCTTCCGGGACTTCGCTTATATCTTCGTCATATACGTGTAGTACTACTGGGTACCCAGCGGCTTCCAATCCCAGTATACTGTGGCGTTGGATGTCGCGTGCCACGGCCTGGACCACGTTTTCGCACAATCTGCCTCCGTAAGTGTCCACGGTTATCCATTGGTTGACAGCCCCGTTGGACTTATTGGTGTTCCACCGTGAATATGATATCGCTAACCCACCCCGTTCGCTGGGGCGCAATCGGGGGGAGTTATATGTAAGCAGGCGACCCGATGGCAACCGACAGTACAGGGCGTCCCCATCTCTATAATATGTTACGTCTCTATAGCCAAACTCTATGCCCGGGTGCTCTATGGCGTTGATGGCCATCCCTTCCAAACCATATCGTTCCGGGCGTGTGTATTCCC